TCAACCCGAATCAGGCCGGATATCCTTGATCTTCCCCGCCTCCCTAGCCGCCAGGATAGCTGCGACTTCATGTCGCAGCCTGTCCTGATGCCGGATCACCCACAGCACCATCCCATCCCTGCCCGTCCATTGGTTCTGGCAGGGTCGGACAATGCGCTGTCGGTAGTCCAGATGGAAGTCCAGGAACGCCTGCCAGAGTAGATCGTCCACCCTCTGCTGGATCCGGGCCACGCAGATGAAATGCAGACAGATCATGTCTGGAGCCTGGGTGTACGTTGAGGCCTTCTGCCACGTGAAGTCTGGGGGTAGTTCCATGCCGGGGAGGATACGCCTCCCCGTCTCATGGGTTGCGAAAAGCCATCACTGGTTCGTCGTGTAGGTAAGATTGACAGCCATATCCGTGGACTGCGAGCTGACCCCATCGGATACCGTGCACCGCTTGACCGCAGAAACTGTGGTGTTCTTCGCGACGGACAGGGAGAACGTTGGGTTAAACACGTTCGCCCCTGGCGTCGGGATGGAGGTGGATCCAGACAGGTGCGCCCAAGTGCAGGTGTAGCTGCCGGTGCCTCCGGATGCCGTTACGGTTCCCGATGCGTTTACCGTGGCAAAGGCTGGTGCCGGCTCATTCTGCAGGCGTGAGCCATTCGCCGGGGAGCTATTGACGGTAAGGCCACCGCCACCACTGCCACCCTGGCCCCGGAAATTGGCAAATGTGATGGTTCCGCTGGTCGGAATTCCTGAGTTTGCCGCGATATTTGGGACCCTAGCCCCGCCCCGGTAGTAGTCGCTGATCCTGAACGGCGCTGTGCCGCCATACTGCTGCATGATCATTTCAGCCGTTATCGGCCCAGTGGTCGGAAGTGCCATCAGCCCCCCCGGACTTCACGCCGCAGGATCTGGATCTGACCGATTAGGAATGGAATTGCCTTTTCCCACCGGATCGTCTTGATACCAGTCTTTTCATGGGCCACAACCATTCTGGGAAGCACGTCCTCAACCTCTTGAGCGATGGCGCCCAGCTCATGATCGGCGTCAGGAACAAAGCCCGGGTTCAGGTCGTCAATTGCTGCCTTATCCCAGTCGAACTCACGAACCTGGAACCGATCAAAGAACCGCTCAATCAACTTCTCATCTGCGTCCTTAATCTCACGCTTGAGCCGCACGTCCGACGAGTAGGCCGTGATGTTGCCTGTGCAGAACAGGTCATTGTTGAACGTGTGAGAACTTGCGTTGTAGTCCATCGGCATGTAGGAGCTGTTCGAGTAGTTGAATACGAACAGCTGCCCACGATTGCTGGTTGAGTTGCAGTCAAGGCCCGCCGCAGCCGTAGTCGGGAAGCCGCCAGCGTTGACGTTTCCATAGTAGGCATAGACGCGCCCGTTGGCACGCATCGGCGCACCAGCCTGGACCCCCGCAGGAGCCTCGAAGTTGCCGTTAGAGCGATAGTTGAATACCGCCGACTGTGAGACGGCATCGTTGGAAACAGTCAGCTGGAGGTTGCCATCGGCAAATCGGCTCAACAGGCCAGTTTGACCAGCAATTCCGACGCTCCCGGGAAAGAATCCTGAATTGGAAACGATCCTCCACACGCCCGGCGCGGTACAACGCACACCGATGACCGATCCTGCAGCAAGCAGGATGCTGGCCCCGGCACCAGTGACAATGCTGGAGCTATTGGTGATCGTAAGGCCGTTCTGGATCAGCACCTGGCGTTTACAACCAGCAAATCCGGTGCCAAAGCTGTTGATGGTAGCGCCTCCAGTGACCGTCACGTACTCGGCGTCAGCAGAACCTAGATCGACTGTAGAAGCCGAAGCAATCGAGGCCGATGCAATACCATACGTGGATCGAGTGATTGCGAACCCTGATCGCAGGTAGTTGTCCAGATTGTTGCCGATGGACTCGGTGCCGGTCGGGAAGTTGGAGCTGGCGAGCGTAGACAGGTCCGCCATGCTATTCGGTACGGGCATTTCGCCTCCAACAAAAAAGGCCCCGTGAAGGGGCCTAGAGGGTGGTAAAATCGGGCTTCCCTAGCCAGCTGGCATTAGGAATGGACAAGGAACGAGTTATCGCGGTAGCCCTACTGCCCTTCGTTCTGTGGGGCTTTGATTCCCTCAAGGCGTATCTCGCCCGCAGGCGCGATAGGATAGAAAGGGAGAGAGGCGACCACTACTCAGTCGTCAGCTCGGCGCCGCTTCGTCTTGGGCACGACAGTCGGAGCGACGAGAATGGCCCCAGCGGGGGCGGCCCTCGATAGCGCCAAGGCACCCTGGCCTGGATTTGCAACGGCTCCAGCAAGCAGTCCGCTGTTGAGCACCCTGCCCGCCGTGGCCCCGCCAGCCAAAAGACCAGCAAGCGGGAGAATGGATTCGGCCCCGCCAACGAAACCTCCGCCGCCAAGCAGACCACCGGCCAGCAAGCGCCCGGAAGTGCCGCTGTCGGGAATTGGATCCTTCAGAAGAACCTGGCCTGTCCTGGCAAGCTCCCGCATTTCCTTGGTGCTGCCATTTCGGATAGCGGGCCATAGCGCTGCAGGACGAACATCACCGCCCGCGCCCGCCACCTGCTTCAGGACGTTCTCAGTCGTCCGGAAATTAGACCACTGCCCCCTGAGTTTGCGTAGGGCAGCAGCATCATCCGGGCCAACGGCGTCTGCTGCGATGTTGTCCAGTTCCTTGCGAAGCGAAGACACCGCCTGCCCGACCTTGTCCGGCCCCTCAGCCTTCATAATCTGAGTGCGAAGCGCCTGGTATTTCTGCCCTGTCAGCACGCCCGCATCGTTAAGCTCCCCGACAATGTCATCAAGCTGGTTCGCAACTACCCGTGCGTCGTCTTGGGTGAGGCGCCTACTTGCCGCGTTGTTGATTGCGGCAAGCCGTTCAAGTGCGTCTCGCCCGACAGGAACATCATTCCGGTTGTAGATGTCTTCAAACTGGCTCGATAGATTGCGACGAGCGCCGGCCATCGCCTCATCCGTGAACTGAGGCGTATCAGCTCCGAATGTGCGGCCCACTGCCCGGTTGAATGCACCTTGCTGCCGAGACGCGGCCTCTCCAGCCCCAGAGAATGGCAGGTACTTTGCAACGCTTGACATTGTCTTGAGCGGGATCGACTGCGAGAGCTGGGAAATATGCAGAGGGATGCCCTGCTCCCGTGCCACCTCGATGGCTCGCTGACGGATCGGATCTACCGCAGCTCGGGCGCGGCCAGCCAGCGCTCCCAGCGCAGACTGTGCGGCGCCACCGATGCCACCGGCTACACCGCCAATCGCGGCATTCTCAAGACGACTCTCATCACCCGTGACCGGATCCAAGGCGCCGTATCCCGCGCCGAGCGCAGCATTTCCCGCAATCCTGCCACCAATGGATGGGATCTTGCCGATGGCGCCACCTGGGGCTGCAAGGAGGCCGATGTCGCCAGCCACTTTCCCGACAGACGCAGCGCCATTGCCATCCATGAAGGCCATCTGATCAGCCTGCCGCTGGGCGTCCTGCTCATCAGTGAGTCCCAGAATCTGCCCAAGAGCCATTGCCCCGGATGCCACACGCGAACCGGCACCGGACGCGAGTTGACCAATGAGCGGTGCCTCGCTGAATGCCTGCTGCCGGTTTGACAGCTCCGCAGCGCGGGCTACGGCTGGGTCGAAAGTGGCGCGCCTGACAGCATTCTCCTGAGCCAACTGCTCCGCAGTAACTCCAGAGGACGCGGGTCCGCCCAGGCTCAGCAGAGCCAGCGGATTGCGGGCAGTCGTATCTACGGAGGTAGAGACCCCGGAGAAGTCTGCGCGGGGCGCCCCGGAACGGTACTGAGAAAGAGCCCGCTCCATCGTTGCGTTGTCAGTGCCATCCGGGAACTCAACAACGTTCCCGTCCGGCAGTTCGACCTCAATAGGCATTATTCGATCTTCCCGGTTGCGGGGTTGTATTTAAGGCGACGAGGAGTAGACGGGGGGCGACTTGATTGCCTTGCAGGTGCGACAGAACCTTGCTGGCCCAGCTTCGCCCGAACGATTGCGTCGATGTTCGCCAACTTAGCCTGCCGCGCCGCAGGAAGATCCATGCGATTCGGGACCATATCCATCAGCAGCTTCTGATCTGCGTCAGTGAACGTGCCTTCACCAGATGCACGGAACAGCTGTTTCAAAACCGGAGCAATCGCCGCTACGCCGCCCTGGGCAATCTGCTGATCTGCCGTAACTGCGGGGAGGCTGCCGACAAACGGGTTCGTGACTGCACCGGAAAGCCCCTGCTTGAGCCCCGCAATTGCAGCCTCGTACTGTGCAAGGGAGTTGGAATTGGCAACCTGGCGCTTCTGGGCCTCTGCCTGCTCATCAACGAGCCTCTTACCCTGCGCCTCTTCCAGCGCGTCACGAACCCCAAGGCGACCAGAAACATCGGCCTGCTGGATCGCAGCATTCTTGCGAGCGTCAATTTCTGAAAGCGTATATGGGAACGTCGATGCTGCTTGCGCAGAAGCCACGGCACCCGCCTCCGCCTCCTTGGGACGGCCAATGAACAGCGCAGGATCCGCAGACATTATGGGAGCCTGTGGCGTCCCCAACTGCGGGTTTTCTGGATTTGCACGAATGGCTGCCTGGACTTCGGGCGGCAGCGAGGGATCAATGTAGACAGAAGGCGTTGGCGCAGATGCGGGAGCCTGCCCCGGGCCCGCAATGACCCAGTTCTGACCATCGAATACGCTCCACTGCCGCGTGGTGGGGTCAAAGGTCCCGATTCGCTGACGACCATCAGCCCCAGTCACCATCTGCGGCTTAGCGGCGCCAGTCACAGCTCGCGGCAGCACTCCAAGGTCAATCTGAACCGCCCGCTTGTACTCGTCCGTCCCGGGCTCATAGCCAGCCGCCCGAGCCTTGGCATCCAAAGCCTTGAACTCAGAACCACCGCCAGCCTGATTGGCGAGCATGGCGTTCTTGTACCGGATGTTGCCCAAGTTCTCCGCGCCCTGATTGATCGCCAGTAGACCGCCTTGCAGTCCGTTTGCCAGAGCGCCCCCAAAACTGCCTCCCGAAGGCCGCAGAAGATTGAGGCCAAGCGCAAGCAAACCCTGCCTACCAAGAGCCTGCTTGTCCTTTTCAGTGAGATTTGCAGACTCGGGGATGAATCCTCCGAGCAGGCCTCCAAGATTGAGTGCCATCAGCTATTCCCCAACAGAGAGGCCAGGATTGCCGCGTAACCGGCTGCGTTCTGGCCTGCGCTGGTGTAGTTCGGATTATCGCCAGTGGTCGTGTTGCTGCTGCTTCCACCACGGATCGCGCCCAGCGCATTGGTCAACAGGCCCAGTCGATTCGCGTCCCAATCCCGCCACTCATTGAACTGCTGGCGGTCATCGTTGATCGCCTGCTGGTTCAGCAGCTGCTGCAACGTGCCCTGCTTGAGGATCTGATTGGTATCGTTGTAGCCCATCTGCTGCAGCTGGGGCAGGAAGCTGAGCGCGTTCTGGCGCAGCTGCTGATCCTGGTTGTACAGCGCCGAATTGCGGTTTAGTGCGCTCTCGGCAAGCTGAGACTGGCGGTCATAGTCAGCGTTGCGGTACTGGAAGTTCGTGTCGCTCAGCTGCTGGGCAAGGTTCTGCTGGCCCTGAGACAGCGCCTGCTGCATCGCCGATCCGCCATAGGCCCCGCCTGAGTTGAACTGTGCAAGCTGGGTGGGGAGCGTGGATTCGGTGTAACGCTGGGTGATATCGCGGTTAGCCGCGTCGATCATCCCATACAGGTAGGGATTGTCCCCGGCGTACTGGTTCTTCTGGCCGATATACGGGTTGGCGTACTCGCCACCGATGGCGCGGTTAACGTAGTCGCCCGCATTGGCCTGCCACTGCGCATTCTGATCGGCCAGAGCGCGGTTCATCGTGAACGCGTTCTCCTGATCAGGGGTGAACCCAGCGACAGTCGGACCACCGTAGCCAACGTAGGGCTGGGACGACAGGCGCGATGCCTGGGTCAGTGCCTGCTGGAAGTACGGAACCGACCACGCGGGCGGATCGTTCGTGCTGACAGTGGTATTGGTGGTCTTCTTCTTACCGGAACTCATGCCAGCGGCACCTCGTAGGTGGCGGAAACGAGCTTGAATCGCTTGGCCCAGCCTTTGCGGGGAGATTCAAGAGTTAGCTTTGGCGCGCCCAACTGGAGCGCGATCTGCTTGATGGCAGACAGGCCGAAATCGAACGACTCATCGGTGCCGGAAATCGCGTTCTCAGCGATCCAGATGTGCAGGCATCGCTCCCCGCTGAATTCCTCGGCGGGTTGCGTCAGGATGAAGAGAGATCGGTATTGGCCCTGGTCATAGATCAACCGACCCGCCGCCTTGCCACTGGCAAGCTGGTGGTACACGTCCTCTTTGATCCAGTCCGGCGAAGTCGCCTCAATCACCGAATCCAAGGCAGCCGAAATCACCGGCCAATGAGCGCGAAGCTCAGCCGGGTTCACGTTTACAAGCTCCATCAGCCCCCCGTCAGGAATCGGCATTGCACCCATGTGCCGGGGGCGCCTGCAGCTACGCAGCGCCAGCCATGGATGATGTATTTGCTACCCGCTGTCCCTAGCTCGGACGGGGTGCTGTTCAAGATGAAATCGCCAAGGTTGTAGTTAACCGCACTGCCCGTTGGGGCGGTCGTCGCAGCATTCGTCACTGCGACGACCTGCCCCTCAGAGAGTTGGTTGATCTGGGTTGCAGCCTTTCGCCACTCGGTCGTCAGCTGTCGGACCAGCGGGGTTTCCTGGTTGTCGGAACCCGGCAGGCGCAGCTCAGGATTGATCCTCACTCCGGCGACCCTCCGTTAACTGCCAGCGAGAACCCGTTGATCGCCATGCGTCCTGGGAAGTCCATCCGGAAGCTATGCCAGTGCGATGAACGGCGGAAATCGAATCTCGCTCTCTGCATGGAGGCGGTGGCGTCCTGTATCCGTGGGTCGCCCAGGTCCTCGCGGTAGAAGTTGGTCATCTGCGCAGACGCTGGCTTGATCCTGAACCTTGGTTTCAGCCTGTCGGCGAAGATGTAATCGTCCATATCGCCTACGTCACCCGTAATCAGCCAGGATGGACCGGGTTCACCCGTGATGGTTTTCAACACGCCGCCCTGAATCACCGCTGGCGCCATCGTGTCGTTCAGCCAGAAACTTGAGTCGTATGCGATGTTCGGCAGATCGTCGTAGGTCGGATACAGCGCCCCCAGACCGTCGTAGGTGATCTGACCGCTGGAGTACAGGAGCGCAGCCTGCACGCCAATGGCCTGCTTGCCCCACTGGTTCGTGCGGAAGTTGTAGATCAGGCAGCTATCCAGTTCGCCGCTGCTGGCCGTGCTGGGGTAGTACCAATACACCAGATCACGCGGGATATCGGCGACGCCGAAGATCCGCTCCTTGTACTGCTGGTTGAGGTTGGCGAAGAACCACTCCCGAACCGGCGTAGCCGTGCTATTGAACGTGGCGCCACCAATGGGCCGGGGCACCGTACCGTCGTAGACGTAGAAGTCGGACGGACCGATAAAGAAGTGCTGCGTGCCCACGACCACGACCGACTCATTTCCGGAACAGCCAATGTCGCCCGGCACTCGGTCCCACTGCCACACCAGCGGAGGGCCTACGTAGCGGCCCAGATACATCGAGGTGTCTTTGTAGGCCACCACGTCACTGCCCAGCGCTGCACCAGCCTTGATGGCGCCCGGAGAGTCCAGGAGTCGCCCGTAGGCACACTGGGTGGCAGCAGCAGCCGTCCACGTGGTTTGATTGCGGATCCCCGAGCAGTGCCACCCGTCCGGCGCGTCACCGTACTGGGCCTGATTGACGTTCAGGGCCATGACGAAGCCCGCAGCCGTGACGATGATCGACGCGGCAGGCGAACCAGCAATGTCCGTAAACCCTGAACCCGGAACCGCCTGGCCTATCACCTCGGTACGGTTGGCAGCCAGGACGTTGTTGCCGAGCACAGCCCAACGCATGCGATTGGTGCCGCTGTACCCGCCAGCGCGTGAGCGATCAACCCACGCACCGCCCGAAGCCTCTTCAATACGGGGGCCATCAGCCACAAGGACACGCTTGGTCCCATCCAGCAGCTGCGCGATGAAGGCGCTTGTAGCCGGTGCAGCCAGCGCCGGGTAGTTCGTGTTAACCAGTGAGTTTGCCGCAGCCAAACCCGTGGTGGTCGGGATGATCGCGTTGCAGTCGGTCAGGATGCCCGGGGTTTCCGGGTCAAGGTCCGGGGCAAACCCGATCAGCTGTGCGCGCATTACGGGGTGACTCCCTTGATCGTCATGACGGGTGCATTGCCGTACCGCTCGCCGTCATCTGCGGCCTGCAGCCGGTCTACGATGGCCTTGTATTGGGTGGCCCAGAGAACGGTCCGCTCGTCGTCGCGGTTGTATGGGGATGCCTCAACCAGTGCCGCATACAGATAGATGCCAGGCTCTTCGGTCAGCAGCCACGTCTGCTGATTGCTGGCGCTAAGCGAGGGAACCTTTGCCCAGTAGGCCAGCGAGTAGCCAATGTCCTGCTGGCCTGATGCCAGCTCGATATTGCTGCCGACCACCGTGTAACCCAGCGGCAGACCGCTGTTAACCGGATAGGTCGGATCGTTCATTTCAGTCAGCGGGTAGATTTCATACTGACCGCCCGCGTATGACACCTTCAGGGACAGGACGCCCGCGTAGTCATCCGGCAGAGGAATGAGGCCAGCCGTTGCTGTGCCGGTTACGCGTGACTGCATCCGTCGGATGCGCAGATCCCGGTTGATGCGGGACTCACCCAGCTGGATGAAGTCAGGGATCACCGTGCCCAGGTCAGCGCGGGCCAGCCAGTTGGCTACCGACGCCTGTAGGGTCGAATAGTCAACAATCGCCATCAGATACGCCCCTTCCAGATGCGGAACCCGGTCAGATCCGGGTCATTGAGCAGTGCGCGGATGTGGACCTCGTTGCCCATGAACTCGGCGAACGTGATGCCCTTGGTAGTGCAGTAGGTTTCAATGACTGCCTTGGGCACCTTGGCCGCGTGGCGGAATTCGGAGCCGCCCACCTCGCCTATGTTCCGAAGCCGGGCGGTGTGATCGAGGATCGGCGCCACATCCTGCGAGCGGCGCTCGACAATGCTTGTGCCGTCATGGACGACACCCGTAGTGATCAGGTCCATCAGTAGACCGCCAGCAGTCCGGTTGCCGTGGTGTTGGTCGCGTTGACCTTGATGACGCGGAACGGCAGCAGCGCACCAGCAACGGCAGTTACGGTCACAGCCGCATTTCCGCCCCACGGGACGCAAGAGACGGTGCCAGCAACGCCAACGTACACAGCGACGCCCTGAGCGAAGGTATCGGTATCGCTCGGGGTGATTGCCAGTGCATTGTCAGGAACGGTCGGACACTGCGGGCTAATGGTGGTCGGGTTAGGGGTTGCGATTACGGCCATGAAATCTCCAATAAAAAAGGCCCCGGTTAGGGGGCCTCAGTTCGTTGCATCGGGTTGTAGGTGTGATGCTTCTGTTTGGCTAATCTGTACGCCTCGCCCGCCTCTTCCGGCGTTGCGAATGACCCAATATGAATCTGTTTGCGGTTCACACAAATCTTCGCCCGCCACTTACCAAGCTTGGCGTCCCAACTGACGCCCGGGAATCCAGACGTGTTGCGCCTATCAATTCCGCGATTCTGTTGATTTTGTGCATAGGTTGCCAATCGGAGATTGGACAGTCTGTTGTCGTCCCTATTCCCATTTATGTGATCGATAGCAACTGGCGGCATACATCCAGTGCTAATGAACCATGCCAGCCGGTGTGCCTTGTACTTCTTCCGCGCGACCGTGATGTATCGATAGCCAGTCCGCTTGTGAAGAGATCCCGCCACATCACCAATTCCTATCCATGGAGCCGGTGCCAGAAGCCACGTGAAGACACCCGTTCCTGGGTCGTAATCAAGGGCGCGCTTAACCTGCTCTAGCAACGATTCCATAAATACTCCGGGGGTCGATTGACCCCCGAAATATACTGCAAAAACAACATATGTACAACTATTCGCTCACGTCAGGTCGCGAATCTGAGCATGCGCCATGTTGTTGTCCATCTGCAGGCCGTACTCGTAGGTCAGCAGCACCTTGTCGGCGTCACCAGTCTTCGCCAGCGGCTCGGACTTCAGCGGGCGCAGGGTCTTGAACGAGACATGCGCCGGGTCGATCAGGTACGCAACCGCGTCCTGGAAGCGATTCGGAACCACCTTCAGGGTGCCGAAGTCGGTCACGTAGAAGTCGAACGCGGCATGCAGGCGGTTGCTGTCGGCTTCCTCGAAGCGGGTGGCGTTGCCCGAGAACGACGAGGCGATCACCTTGTCCGACGGACGCACCAGCAGCACGGACGGAGCGCCGCCAGCGGTGTAGGCCGTCTGCATGGCCGACTTCACCAGCGCCTCGGAGAAGGCACGAGCCGTACCAGCCACCGGAGCGGTGTTGGACGAAGGGATCGGGAACGCACCAACGCCAGCACCCACCGAGCCCTGGGTGATCCAGCCAGCCAAGCCACGGGTCTGACGCGCAGTGCCCACGGCGCCCGCGTTGAACGTGGTGTTCTGGATGATGGCGACCTCAACGTCGCGCTTGATTTCCTTGGTCTTCTTGATGGTCTGATAGTCGACTTCGCGATCACGACCAGCCTTGTCCACCATGTTCTCGGTGCCCGAGATCACGAAGTTCTTGGTGGAAATCTGGGTGTAGTTGCCCCAGCGGGTGGTCGGGCTGACCGCCACGAAGCTGGCAACGTCGTCACCTTCGATCTGAGCGTTGTTGGCGGCAGCAGCCAGCGAGTCGGTCTGCCACTCGAAGTAGCGGGCCGAACACTTGCTCTTGCGGAGCATCGAGAAGAACGGGGTATCGGTCGGGCTGATGTTGTCGATCAGGTCCGACAGGTCTTCACGCATACCGATAGCGGCATAGGTGGTAAAGGTATTGGCGATAACGGCCATGGATGGTCCTTATTTGCGAGTTTGGCGGAGGTAGCGCATCCAGTCGTCATCGCCCTGCCCCTTGCGGGCGGCTTTGAGTGCTTCCTGGACGTCGCGTTGCTTGTTGGTCTGCTTCGGATCGACCTGGGCGCCCGGCTTGATGGTCTTGGGCGGCTCCTGTCGGGCCTGCTTTGCTTGGGCCTTCTGAAGGGCCCGGTACTTGGCTGCGTCTCGCGCAATCAGAAGGGCGCGGTGGTCCTGCAACGTCTGCAGTTCATCGGCGCTGTAGCCGCGCTCAAGCAGGTATTCAGCGATCTGCTGCTGCTCGGCGGTTGCCTTCTTCTCATCGGCCCATTCGGGCAGTGCGACACGCAACGCCTCACGCTCGGCCTTGACCCATTCCTGATGCTGGCGCTGCTCTTCAGCCGACTGCTGGCCTGCCAGGGCTTGGCGCTGCTGCATCAGCTGGTCCAGCTGCTGTGCGCGGGATTGGAGCTTGGCCTGCTCCCGCAGATACGCCTGCGGGTCAGTCTCGATCAGCTCCTGCAAAGCGGCGCTATCACCAACGAGCTGCCTATGTGTGGCCTCAATCAGCACGTCAAGCTGGTTGGCGTATCGATTACGCTCCTGCTGGATCGCCTGATCCCTTGCTTCCACCTCTCGGCGTTGCTCTGCCAGTTTTGCCGTCTTTTGCTGATAGTCGGCCTGCATCTGATAGCCAGAAATCAGGTCCGACTGCTTTACCTTGAGGGTCTTGCCGTCAACCTTGACTTCAAACTCAGGCTCCGGCTGCTCTTCCTGCTCCGGATTGGCGTCTTCGCCCTCCGTAGCACCCTCATCCTCGCGTTCCTGCTCGGCTTGGTCGTCGCCAGCGGGATCACCGCCCTGCGCTTCCTCCTCCTCGCGTTCACGCATACCTGCAAGCAGGCTCAGGGCAGCCTCATCGCTGCCGTCATTGCCCGCTGCGTTGTCAGCGAGCTGGTTTTCACCTTGGCTCATGGTCACTCCCATAAAAAAAGCCCCTTACGGGGCTTCGATGGCTTCCCAGCCGTCTCGGGTTGGCCTGTACCAGGCTCCCGAACAGGCGAGGACTGCTATGTGGTCGCCGGTCTCAACCGGGCATCCGAAACTTGCGTGGTGGTAGACGGGCGGATGCGGCTCAGGGGCCACGATTCGGCCCAGCAGCCCAACCCGATGGATCAGCGCAGCGAGTAGTGGCTCAGCATCTCGGTAGCTCTGGACTGCTCCAACGTCCGCTGCACGATCTGGCCGTTCTCCACCACTGACTGCAGCTGACCCCTCAATCGATGCAGGAGCTTGGTCATCAGGTGCAACTTTTCGCGGCCTTCCGCGTCTCTTGCCGGGCTGTTCAACCATTGGTCGTGAATGTCCTTCTCGATGAGTTCGAATGCCTGCAGCAGCAGGGGATGGCTCAGAAGGCGCTCGGCCTCCTGACCATCACGGATTGCGTCAGTCATGCCGCCTCCTGCGGGTTGGGCTGCGAGTACACAGCGCGGGTCACTTCCGCCTGCTGGCGCTCACGCTGCAGCGCGACCTCCTGCTGGGCCTTGAACATCGCCACCCTCTCCTGCGACTCGATCTTTTCCCTCTCAACCTGCAGTTTCGTGGCGTTGTCCATCTGCGCCTTTTGCAGGCTGGCCTGGGCCTTGACCTGCTCGGCAGCAATGAGCGCTTGACCCGGATCGCCTTCGCCCTGGTCATCTCCGCCGCCGAGCGCTGCATCAGGCTGGGGCGCGGTGAAGAACTGGTCGGAATCCGGATAGCCCAGTTCCTGCGCCAGTCGGGACGCGGTGTTGTAGAGGTTCTGCGGGGTGACCATGCCAGTCGGGACCAGCTTTTCCTGAGCCGCCCCGATCTGCATCAAGGCTGCGGCACGCTGGGCCTTGCCCATGTTCCCGATGCCCACCGAGATGGTCATGTCGTAGCGGTTCTTCCACTCTCGCGGGTCCATCTGCAGCCAGCGGCCATTGATCCGAACCTGCTGGGTCCGGTTGGCGTACTGGCTGACGTTCTTCAGCAGCAGCTGGTAGATCCGCTTGATGCCCGTTTCAGCCAGAACGCGGGCCACCAGCTCCAGGCGCTGCACACCGGCCTGCATCATGGCTGCGATGCCTTCAGATCCCACGTTGCCCTTGGCAAGGGCCTCGCCATTGAGGGCCGAGTTCATCTCGGTCACGCCAGTGCGGGTATCGCGGATGGCGTCGATCTGATTGATCAACTCGGCACCAGCTGCAGCGACGAACGGGACCTCCAGCGGTCGCACCGCGTCCAGGTTCTTGGCGCGAACAATGCCACCCGGGCGCGGATTGAGCAGGTCGTCCAGATTGACCTGGCCCTCCAGCACCACATTCCGCTGGTTGTTGGACAGGTAGACGTTATCCAGCACCTGACGGGTCAGGACCGTCTTCACCCGCTGCAGGTCTTCGGTCAGGTCGTGGTACGACAGGCCGATGATCTTGTAGGGCATCAGGATCGGACAGAAAAGGGAGAACGGATGGTCGTCCGTCTCTTCGTTCTCGAACACTGTTGTACCGGCCTTCACCACGCGCCGGTACTCGGAGATGCCATCTCCGTTAACGTCAACCCGCAGGTATGCCTCGGTTACCGTCACCTTGCGCTGGGACGGATCGCCCGGGTCAGTGTTGTCGAACGTCCAGCTGCCGTCGTAGTCGTGGCGCTCCTGCTGCTCCCAGGTTGCATTGGGCGACTGGTCGGAGGGCAGCGCCTCGACCTCATCCTTCGGGTAGCCAAGGCTCAGTAGGTCGCTGATGGTCATCTCGCGGCGATGGCAGATGAACCGCACATCGGTGATTGACCGGCAATCCTTGTTAATCAGGATCTCTTCGGGCGGGCAGCCCTCAACCCTGAATTCCATCACCTCGCGCTTACGCTTGGCCTCGACGTAGTAGGTCTGCGAAACGTCGAGCGGCGCATCGGGCGGCAGTACTTCCTGCGGCACCTCACCCATGGCGATGATCTGGGAAATCTCGATTTCGGGGTCGACGCTCAGCGCCTCAACCTCAAAGGCCGAGATGCCTTCATACCGCTCTGTCTTCTCTTCCCAGCGCTTGTCGCAGTAGACCTTGACCACGCCCATGCGGGTGATCAGGCACGACTTGATCGCGTCATGGAGGACCGTGAAGCCCTCATTCTTGCGGAACAGGAGATAGCCGCAGTAGTTCGTGGCGTCATCACACGCCTGCTCATCCTCTGGGCCTTCAGGCTCGAACCGCACAATGTCGTCAGTGGCCGTGAACATGCGCATCAGCGCGGGCATCGCCCACTCCACCGTGTCCATCAGATCCTTGGACACCACCTTGGAGCGGCCCTGAACCTCGGGCGGGGCCAGTTCGCCCTCTGCCTCGCCCATGTAGTAGGACATGGCGCGGGCACGCTGGAACGAGGTGTAGTCGTCCGAGCCGATGGCATTCTGCGCCTCGCGGTCGATCAACGCGCAGAGGTCTTCGTCTCGCATCTGCATCAGGCAGTTCCCAGATTCGGATAGTTGAGCGTCGAAGCGCCCCAGGTTTCGTTGGTCAGCTGGTCCGCGACCACGGACAGGTATCGGTAGCCGTCAGCGCCATGGCTGAACTCGTCATGCACCGGTCGGCCCGGCTCGCCCGTAGATGCGGGGCGGTTGCGCCTGTAGCGCCGCAGGCACTCCACCAAGCGCGCCGCCTTATCGCGGTCGAAGTAGGTACGGGGCAGCGCCATGCGGGCCTTGCGGATGCCGTCTTCGAGCGCTCCGGGGTAGTTCGGGACTATCTGCACGTCCCAGCCCAGCCGCTCCATCATCTGCTTGGCGGACAGGCCAGTCTTGTAGTCGCCATGCTCGCCGTCGTGTGGCAACCACAGCGAACCCCAGTTGTAGCCCCTACCCTTCAACTCGTTGCTGCACCAGTCGAGCGTGCGCTGGTTGACCTCTATGTACTCGATCACCCGCAGCTCAGACACCTGCCGCTGGGCAAGCGTCATGGTCATGGCGTCGTTCCAGCCGAGGTCAAAGATCACGTGGACCTTTAGGCGCGGGTCGTAGGGGACATTGGTGATGCGCCCCTGCTCGACCGCCTGAGCCACCTCATCGGCATAGATGGCGCCCTCAACCGAAGGCTTGCACCGACCCAGCCAGACGTTCGCGTAGTCCGCGTCCTTGAGCTTGGCCAGGTCATCTAGACGCTCCTGCTCAAGCTCGGTCCCCTTGAACCAAGGGTTCTCCATGTAGTTCATCTGAACCACGTAGGAGTTCGTCGGCTGGTCGGCCACGAACCTTACATAGGTTGGGTCCGTATCAAGCTCTGGATTGAAGGTCACCCAGATTTCCGACCCCTTCTTTCGGATCGTCTTGGTCAGGATCAGCCAGGATCGCTCAGACACGTTGCGGGCTTCTTCCACCCAGCAAATGTCCACGCCCTCATAGGACTTGATCGACTCGGCGGTCTGATCGCTCAGGCCGGTGAAGATGAACTCACTGCCAAGCGCGTTATAGATCCGGGCCTGCTCGACCGTGTAGACCGACCCAAGTCCCATGGACTCGATCTGATCGGCCAGCAGCTTGTGCACCGAGTCCTTGATGGACTTCTGCACCTCTCGGGTGCACAGCACTCGCAACTTCGTCTGCGCCGCCAGCACCAACAATGCCCGAGCAAACCCCCAGCTCTTGCCTGACCCTCGCCCGCCGTGGGCTACCTTGTAGCGATACGGCTGGAACAGAAACCCGAGCTTCTCAGGTATCTGGATGCTCAGGCTGGACAAGGGTCACCGTGATGCCGGTCAGGAGTGGGTTTTGGGGATCGGATGCAACTGTCATCGGCAGCACCCGCCCAACGAGGGCAAGGAATGCCACCGGCTTTTCTTTTGACTGCTTGACCAGGTACTCAATGCCCCCGGCCTTATCGAGAGCCCCAAGGATCATCTCCTTGAGGTCTCGGTTGATCTTGTTAGGCACGCCCTTCTGGCGACCGCCAGTCTTGGGCAGCCCCTTTGGACGTCCTGCCATTTCCAGTTGCCTCTAGTTCAGATTTACGGGGACGGTGCGACCCAATGGGTATTCAGCCAGTACACCAGCGCATCCCACGTCTCGAAGGCCACACAGTCCCGAGCGTCGGCGCCCTTGTCGGAACCCACGGCCCAGCCGTTGAAGGTCTTGATGATCACGATCTCTTTGTTGCTCAGCCAAGTCGGCATCTGCTCTCCTATGCTTTCTTCGTTGTGATGAAACCGCGCTTGTAGTCCACTGCGTTGCCCCCGGCGAACCGGCCGCCCACGATGCCCGGCATGCCGCCTCCGCTTGTCTGGCCGCTACCGCCGCCTGAGCCGCCTCCAATGAAGCCGCCCACGTTGTTGCCAAGGCCAAGGTTCGAGCCAGTCGGAGCCGCTACCTGTTTGCCCCAGGTGCTTTGCGGCCCCCATTGACCGACACTCGGCATGCCAGTTCCGAACTGATTGCTGCCGAAGCCGCCCAAAGATCCTTGGCCACCCATGTAGTCGTACCAACTGCCGCCCGGTCGCTGGACGCCTAGGCCCAGGTTGCTGATAGCCATGGGGCTTGGTGCTGTGTATGCGTTCTGGACAGATAACGGCGCTCCTTCTATCGGCACTCGCTCCATCTGTGGGAAGTTGGGATCACCGAATCGATCCACCAATCGGTCGATCCCCTTGCCCGCAATTCGCCCAAGAAGCGGCCCGGCAAGGGCAGAAATCGCAAGCTTTGCCGCAGTGCCGATTGCCCCCGGGACAACGTTTCGGTACTGGTTTGTCCTTGGGTTGTAGTTATTACTACCGGCAAGGAACTTGTCTCCGACCCTCCCGGCCCCTCTCTGGAAGAATGTAGGCTGTGCCACTTAGCTCTCCTGGGCGTGCAGCCCTCAGTTCAGCCGGTTTGTGTCGGCCTGTTGTTCGCAAATGTCTGCCGCCCGCCTCAGCAACGCGGCCAATGTCTTCATCGGAACCTTGCGGCTGATGATCCGGATGTTTGCGCTGTCGAGCAGTCGCAGGGCAACGCCGTATGTACCGGCGTCCTGGCAGGCGTCCACGAACTCGGCGCCCTTGGCGTCCATCTCGTTCATCGGTGCTTGTCCAGGCAGTCAGCGGTGGCCGCTCTCTTGCCCTCCGAGTCCACATAGGCCCATACCGCGCCCACGTACAGGGCGCGCCAGATGCGCCAGTCCGTCGTGTTCTCAGGGGCCGGAGGCTCCATCGCAGGACTTCTCTCCCCGCACCCTGCAGGCGGCACGTAGGGCTGCTTTGTGTGCCTGCTCAGCAACCCGCATCCCGCCATCATCAGCAGGAGCAGCAGCAGGATCAGCACCTTGGCGCAGCGCCCGATCATCGGCCTTGGCTCGCTTCTGGACTTCATAGCCTTCAATCCCGATCCGTTGCTGCGTGCCACGGCTGATCTCGTTGGACTTGGCCGTCTCCTTGGCCTCCTGTCGTAGTTCCCTCGCCTCCTCCCTGGCATGCGATCCACCGCGCCAGTACAAGAGCCCGGCAATGGTCGCAAGGACGACAAATAGCCATACCTTCGGATTCAGTAGCCATGGCATGTGCATACCTAACTACGCGGTAACGGCGTGAAGTAGAGGCTTAACCAGTTCCCAAACCAGCGGAACCAACCACAGGGCAAGTCCAACTATTGCCGCACCGACTAGGCCAGCGAAGATCAAACACGCAGTGAATGCGCCTTCAAACGCAGATCCGTACATATAGAGACTCCTAGTTCGGATATGGCCTTAGATCGCCACTCGCCCCAAAAGATCGCTGATCCGACGATGCGCCCGGTAGATGCGCTCTCCTTGGACATGCGCCTTCTGGGCTACTTGGCTACGGGCAGGCTCCGGCGAAGCGCCGCAGGATTCACCCTTGGAGTTCTCGGAAGACAGAACCGGCGAAAGAGTCGCCTCCAACACCTCAATCTGATACTCCAGCTGGGAAATCTGGCTATCCGTAACGTCAAGACGCTCTCGGACACTATTCTTCTCGTACTCGCTCGGTTCATCACACGACGAAGCGACAACATCGAACTTTTCCATAGCCAATCTCCTGTTAGATTCGCGCCCACTGCTTGGGGCTGAACGCCAGCGGGTAGGACACGCAGAACCGAACGATCGGTCCCACGTATACCGCGCTGATCATGCCGACCAACTGGCCGGACTCGTTGAACACTCCGGCGCCCGAGTCGCCCTTGCCACAGGTCATGTCCAGCAGCATTGCCGAGCTGTACCAGCCAGCCATCTGGCCTGACCGATAGAACTGATCGAACCCATCAACATTGCCGACGAACGCCAGTCCGTCGCCCTTGTGCGGGGTCGGGCCGCGCTGCGCCCATACCGGGAACCGCTCATCTACCCACAGCAGCGCGTGGTCCCGTCCGTCCACCTCGATGTGGCGGATGGTCACGCGCTTGTCGCCCAGGTAAACGACTGAATCGTTCTCTGCAATGCAGTGCTTGGCCGTCAGCAGAACCTCACGCCCCACTGCCGTTGCACTGCATAGGCCGCCGTCCTGCGTGCCAATTCGGTAGGTATACCGCTCAACTGACGGACGCGCTCCAGCGCAACCAGCCAGTGAGGCCAGCAGTAGGACGGCCAAGGTACGCATTACCTTCCCTCGCAGAGGTTCCGTTCAGCAGCTCGACGGTTAACCAGTCCCTTGACTCGCTTGCCTCCTGCGTAAATCCACTTATCAAGTTCGGCGCACCAGCCAGGCCCGCGCTCGCCGCTGTTGATGCGGCGGACCAACGTGGACTTGCAGGCAGCACCCACACCCACGTTGTAAGTCCAGCTCAGGACCGCAGCCCACTCGCGCTCACGCATTGGCTGCTTGATGCACTGGCTTATCCCGACTAGGTAGCTGCCCAGCCGACTATTCAGCTGCTCGGCGCACTCTTGCTCGGTGTAGTGCTTCTTCGCCGGTCGCCCCGTGTCTCCGTAGCAGTAGGTGGCAACGCCAACCATGTCCACGTATGGCGTAGGCGAATAGCCCTCCCACGGCTTGACCAGTGCGCCGGCAGCCAGCGCGATCACCGTCGCAGCCGATCCACCGATGACCACCGTCCTGTTAGCCACGGCGCACCTTCTTGACCAACCAGCCCCAGGCCCTGCCAAGGCCGTCAGTCCACTTCGTCCAGTTGTTAACCAGCAGCTGCACAAGCAAGCCGCCCGTGTAAACCAATGACAGCCAGATGAGGATCGACTGAGGGTCGATCTGTCCGGCTTGTGCGGCCACCGCTACCGTGGCCGGAGGCGCTACCTTTGCAACGCCTGCGCCGAACTCGATCAACTGCTCTTTCACATCAAATCCCCTGTTACGAATAGGTGCCCAGCGCTGCGCAAGGCAGGCATCCACGGCTCAATGGTCCGGGGCTGGGCATGGAAAAGGTTGCGGTGGCCGGTGCTGATCTCCGGCATGGAGCTACCCAAGTGGCGATGAACACGGCGCCATCGCTTCTCACCACCCGCCGCCGACAGCTATCGACGGGTTAACCGCTGGGCCTCTAGAGCCAATACGCTCAGACGTGCGGCTGGGTCGGATCGTCTACTCGCGCATCAGCCTGCGCATTCACCGCAAAAGCTGTTACTTCTTCTTACGCCTCGGCAGCTTGAACACCTGCACCGGCTCGCTCGATCCTGGATCAGTTCGGCACGTAGCGCGCACTGCATCCTTGGCGCCTAGGCCATGAGTCATCAGCGCCATAGCCGCCGCACTGCCACAGCCAAGCGCTGCCACGTCTTCCAGTAGCGGAAACTCCGGGAACCGTTCACAGGCAATCCATACGCTACCGTCAGGCTTCATCAGGACCAGCTCGGCGCCCTCAAACTCGGGCGACTCGCCTTGCCGTCCACCCAGCAGCCATGAGATGGCCGCATAGGCTTTAGACCACTCGCCGCAGCCACCTACGCAGCCGCCGCCAGGAAGGGGGTAGATCTTCTGCACACGGTGAATCGTGCTGCTGGACAGCTGCGTATCCGCAGCCATGACCCCGTCCTTTACGGCGATAGTGGTCATTCCTCGCGCCTTTCAATCTCTCGAATGTTTGCAACGTTGCAGAGGGGCCACCACTGGCTCTTCCCGTCAATAATTAGCCGCAGGAGGGCGCCTTCCGTCTGTATGTGCCATACATTGTCCATATGCAATGGAGTTGGCGAGTCCTGGAAGTAGATAACAAGCCTATATATGCGTCTCATCGCGGGACACCATTCTCGGGGTTGTCAGTGGCACACATAAACATGATGTGTGCCAGATACAGAATTACTCTTATGAGAATCATGCAGCCTCCAGCATCCCTTCATCTCGGCGCTTACTCCGCTTTCCAGAAGCGCCGCGACGTGAATTCTCTGAGTGGGTGACCCACTCCATGTTCCCGATCTCGTAACCGATTGCCGAGTTCACTCGATCAACCGAAGGAGCAAGTTTGCGGTCATAGCCTGATGCCTCCCACGCGGCAAACAGGGCATGGAATTCTGGCGAGGCAACCGCCCATTGCATGAACTCAGACTTGGGCAGCAGACTTTTGCCCCGGTACAAGTGGAACTTCGCAGATTGCACACCAGTCACGCGAGAAAGCATGTTCCGATAGATCCGCATCAGCTTTCCGGGCTTGGTCCGCTCATATCTGAGCGTGCAGGCGTTGCCGGTCCGGCGGCGATACTCTCGCTGCCGGAGGTTATAGTCGACCATTGGGTCACCTCACGCTGCTGGCTTTAGATGGGCCCCGCCCGGCTGGGACTTGGCATCAGACATCCAAGTCCCGCAGTCTTTGCACTGATAGCGCTGGTAGCGCCGCGTCTTGCTCTGATTGAATCCCCGGCAGATCAGGCGCTCGCTCTGGCACATGGGGTTCGTGCAGCACAGTCCACCGTCAATGGAGGCGTTAGGCAGGCCAAGGACCCACCCCTTATCGCTCAAACGGTCCAGGACCTGTTCGGTAAGCTTCACGTCCATGATGTTGTAGCGCTGCATCAGGCGCTGCGCCTTGGGGCAGCCCTGCATCACGTCGCGCCACAGGTCGAAGCCACCCGTGGTCACTTTCTTGCCGATCCCCAGCCACTGTGAAACGTAGTCAAGCTTGTAGCTGGGCAACATTACCTGCTTACGCACCGATTTCAGCAGGTCGACCTTTGCAAATGGCGAAGGCTTTGCCATCCCAAACTCCAGGAACTGTGCCTGGATCCATCGAATATCGAACTTGTCACTGTTCCAGCCAACTACCGCGTCAGCCTCATCAAAAAGCCGGTGCAGCGCCTTTGCCATAGCCTTCCGGCCATGCTCCCATTCGGAATAGAAGTGGGTTTTCCGCTCTCCGTGAAACTTGGCAGCGAAGCACAACAACGTCGGCGGGACCTTGATCTGGTTGATGCCGATGTTCTGGTCCCATAGCCCCCAGACGTAAGCCTCAGCAGGCCGCGTCTCGATATCGACCGTCAAGATGCGCATTAGTCACCCGTGTCGGTTCGTGGAAGGTTCTTGTTGCTAAATGCGTACTGAAGCGCAGGAACGCCGCCCGGAGTGGGCCGGTCGTCGTGGAGCATCCCCACCTCCCTGGCGTCCAGCAGGAGCGCAAAGCAGGCCATGGCATGCGCCAGGTGGTGCACACCCGAGTCGTCGGCACAGTCCTCGCCATCCCAGAACGCGTCTAGGTGCCGCTGGGCTGCTGCCACATATACCGAAACGCTGATCGCCGAATCCCGCCAGTTGTAGGGCCCGTACTTCTTGGCCCCGTCAGCCAACGCGAGAGCCAGATAGTGCTTGGCGCTGGGCGGAACGAGGTGCAGCGGAACCTTTGCAGCCCCAACCGCCGTCTTGGGGTTGTTGTCGGGATAGGCCACGGTCTGCTCCAACAAAAACGCCCCAGCGGGTGCCGGGGCGTGGGTCGTGCGCGATGATAGGAAATTAGTGCTCCTGGCTGGGTCGAGTCAAAACCCAATCTTTTGCATGTTCCGGCAGTTTGACTGGAGCGAAGTTCCTTGAGACGCGCCGCTTTTGCTCTATCAAAAATCGCTCATAAGCAGCCTCAACACTTTTCTCCATCCTCTTCTCCCTCGCAACCTTCGCGAGAGTCGTCACATCAATGGGCTCAAATTTCCACCGGCTTCTGTACTTCAAGAAGTCCTCTGAAGCCAGGGCGACCCTAGATCTTCCCTCCTCGGGGTCCTCGAACCTGAACCATTCCCCAGAAGAGTTTGACTCAGCTAGCGCCCTATGCAGCCCAGACTCAAGGCTCCTTGCCACCTCACAACTCGGAAGAAGGATCTTCTTTGCGGCGGTAATTTTGATGGGACAACCAGTCTGGATGCTCAGCAGTCGCGACTCCACCGCCCGGCTAATCCCGACCTTGACGTAAAGAGGGCCGTTACCGTCTAGCGCCTCAGCGACATATACCCATGTTGGAATGATCTTCTTAGGCATCTACTCCCACCTCTCCCATCCGCGCCAAAGCCCGTCCCAGCGCATTTGCAGCGTCGGCTTCCGCGTCCCTGAACTTGACCATCAACCACTCGTAAACCGGCTTCCAGTGCCTGACGAAGTTCCTTGAGTCCGTCCTCAAGACCTTGGCTCTTCGTAGATCAGGAAGTCGGTCGAACCCTGATCCCTCGCACTCTTCGCACTTCGAGTTGGATGCCGATACTCCTGTGCCATGGCAAGCCTCACACCGATTGGCGCTTGCCATTTCCATGATCACTGCAGCGGCCAAGTTCGGAAGAGATTGCACGACGCCCTGAGGCCAGCAGGCTGCGCGAACTTTCGCCAATCGGCTGCGCGCCATCTCCAGCCCGGCCATCTGCTCGGCAGTTGCGCCACGCCCACTCCAACTGATAGCCGCCTCAGCCAACTGAACATCGAGAGAAGCCTCGGTGATCTTCCTTGCCTGTCGCCCCAGCTCCGGCATCGCGACACCCATCACTGCATCGCGAAGTTTTGTAGTACGCAGCATTGCTCCACCGGGCCACCAGCAAGCCTCAAGAACCTCTCGTCCCAATCCCTGCGGCACGAACGCCAGCGCCGCCGCAATGTCCTGATTGGTAAGCTCCGCAACGCCACCGTGGCCCGTATCGAACTTGACGGTAGTCGGGTTCAACCTTGCCAGCTTCTCACGAACGTCCATCGCTCTTTACCCCCTGAGATAGGAATTCACGGACCAGCAGCGCGAAGCCCTCAAGGCCAACGTCTGCCGTGTAGCGGAAAGAATCTTTCCAGTCTTGCCCGGCACTCCATGCCTCGTTCAGCGGAACCACAAACCTCCAACGGTCGTACAGGCCGCGATTAGGGAGGCGGTAGGCGACGCAAGGGATTGCCCTGCGCGCCTGTGCTGCTGCCCTCGCCTGCTCCCACCACGGCCCCAAGGTGATCCGCGCCTGGTTCTTGCACTCAATCAGGTACGGGCCAATCAGTTCCTCAATGTCTCCGTGCTGCGCCTGCGCGTACTGCTTGTACTGGCGGGTTGCCTCGACGCCCAGGTACTCGCGCAGGAGGGCGCACAGTTCCCGCTCGGCACGGGCGCCACGATTCCGGGAATAGGCTCCGCTCACGCAGCCTCCCGGCACTCGGCCCTGATCGCATCCACAAGCTCGCCGTAGCCTGCCTCTCGCAGGTACTGGTCCTGCACCTCCTGCCATGCCTCGGTCCCACGGAACGGAACATCCGGCAGAACGTCGGCGGTCCAGCAGCGGAAGTCCTTGGCGAACTTGAAGGACGGGCCGAATACTTCCCGCATCTCGTCGTCACCCCAGAACATCACCGGGATACCGTCGTGGTGCCAATCACCCAACGAAACGACCGCCCACTGCCCAATCTGCCGCTGGCCGTGAAGGTCTCCGACGTTCCTGTGATGGACGCGGGTATGGCCGCACTGCCCCGCCCCCTCGCGCTGCATGCCGTGCTTGATCCGCCAGCGGCACACCACGCATCCCAGCGAGCGGGCCGCATCCTGATACGCCTGTTCCAGCTTGTTCGGCTTTCCAATAGCGCGCCTCATGACACCCTCCGGTCGTCGTCGTTGGCCTTTTCCCATCCCGCAGTCCATGCAATCCCAGGCTTGCCGATAAATGGGTTGTCGGAGATCGGCTTGCCAGACAGGCGTGCAGAAAAGCCGAGGTTGAACGGATACGCGTATTCGGCCTTGGTCTTGTAGTCGGAGAAGTCCATCACTTCACCTCCTTCAGGTGCGGATAGAGCTTGTAGGGGTCCCTGCCCCAAAAGACCTCGCGCATGTGCCGGTTGTAGCTCACTGACCGGAAAGACTTAAGCTCAGGCAAGTAATCATCGTGCAGAAGTGAACGCCACGACTCAATCATGGCGAGCCTCTGATCGCAGGTCACGTCATTGGCCCATTTCATGCGGGCGGCCCAAGCCAGAATTGCAATTCCAAGAATCACAATTGACAGAAGAATGGCGACCATCAGCCCTTCTCCCCAGCGAGGTCGGCGCGGATGTAGCGGACGGCAACAGAGTCGAGCCCGGCAGCCCTTCCATCAAGGACCCTGCTGTAAACCTCATCCCTTGTCCCTACTCGGGAGATCGAACCATCGTTGTATATCGCGAGCCACACCTCCTCCGGCCCAACCGGCTCGGAGATGATGGCAAACTCGATATCCGACCAATTCCAGTTAGCTTCTCCTGGTTCCCACCATTCATCCGTTAGCCGAATCTTCCTCCTTGCAGCCACCCTCCGCCCCTCAGCCGCAAGCCGCATGACCTCGGCCTTCCCCGCCGTAGTGCTGGTGTCGATCTGTTCGAGGTTCATGCTGCCTCCGGATGGGGTGTCGGATTGGCCCGCTCGGCTTCAATTTCAGCATCCAGCCTTGCCAGGGCCTCAGCTACGTTCTGCTCCAACTGGTTCCGTGCACGCTGCAGCGCCAGAAGACGCGTGCTGCACAACCTCATTGAGCCATGACTTCCGCCCGATTCCCGCCCACCACTACTGCGGTATCGGTAGTTGTAAATGCTGCTACTCGCCATTGGCTCCGCCCTGTACACAATGGTCCCGTAGACAAACGAGCGAAAGCCAAACGTAAATCGCTCCGGACCATAGCCCTCAGGCGGGAGAAGGTCTGCCTCAACCACATCGGTACGGCGGAAGGCTCGAGCCTCCGCAAGCTGCTTCTCAAGAGCGGCTACATGTGCCTTCTCTGCCTTGTTCATTGCCATTACGCTGCCCTCTGCACGTTGTAGGACGGGTCCGGATCAGGGATGAACACCCCGGCCCGGGCGCCGACTCGTTGGCAAAATTCGACGTAGTCCCAGAAGGCGCGGCCTTCCAGCACGTCACGGTTCCCGTGTTCGTCGGTGGTTGTGGTGCGGATCGGAACCTGTTCGGTTCGGCCACCTGGCAGTCGCTTCTCACGCCAGCCGAAGTGGCAGCCCAGCAGGTACTCGTGTACGTCGTCGCGCTCGTAGCCCTTGGCATCGGCCAGTAGCGGGTACACGACAGCCCACAGGTACGCGCACTGCGGCGGCGTACGCTCCGGGCGCGCGATGCTGATCTTCACGTTGACCGGCTTACCGGCATGGGCGAAGCGCAGCATTTCCGACAGGGTTTTGATCGCCGATTCGCGTCCGTTCGGCGGGAGGGTGACGATCTGGGTCACGCCATCACCTCCTGCAGGTTGTCCATCAGCTGCTGGAAGGTGTACTCGCTCGGGGCGGAGCCTTCGGGGAGGATGGGCTCGAGGACCTCTTCCGCATCGTCCTTCTCCACATACCAATCATCCTCACCTGCAGCCCTGATATCCCAGATTGGCTCATCAGCATAGAAACCATCGCCAATGATCTTCGCCTCAGCACCAACCAAATGAGGAAATTCAGGAGACACTTTGATGCGCACCCTCTGCCCCACGAAGAACTTGCTCATTTCCGCTTCCTCATCGTCTCGTCGGGCAGCGGCCCGGCATACTCAGTGATCGGAACCTGTCGGCAACCATCGCGCCACACCGTCTGGCCGCGAACTGCGTACAGGACCATTGGCTTGATTCCGTATCCGAGGCCCAAGTACCAACCGGCCTCAGACACGGGTTGATTCACTTCGCGGATTTCCATGGAGAACTGAGTCACGCGGCCTCCCGATGGGACAGATGCAGCGGACCCGGGCGGCGTGACTCCTGCGCCCTGGCGTACAACACACGGCTACGCGCAATCAGTGCTGCGGCTGCCTGCGGAGGAATCTGCATCGCCGCTGCAATCTCATGCGCGTTGCAGCCCTCGCAGTACAGGCGGAACACGTCTACGTCGGACAGGTTCATGCGGCTCATTTGCGCATCCCCAGGAAGCTAGCCAGTTCGCGTGCGGCCTGTTCGGCCCGCTCCGGGTTGGCCTTGATTGGCTGCTTGGTGATCGAAAGCTGTTCGCGAGGCGGCATAGCCTCCAGCAGAGAGGACGGCAACGGCCACTGGCGGCAGTCGCGGCACAGGATTGCGAACGCCCGACGGAAACGGGGCGCGTCCAGCTCCTGATCAAACTCGCGCCCCTCAATGATGGCCTCCAGCCAGACGGCGGCGGTCAGCTGAATAACCTCCGCTGCCGGAGTCCGCTCCAGGCCCAAGCACATGAGCCTCTTGAGGCCCTCTGCAATTTCCCGCTTGATCCAGTCCACCATTTCCGAAGTCCTCCAATGCCATCAGCCCTTGAACCTGTTTGGGCATCTGCCGCCCTATATGGCCCGTTTGAGGCCCTGCCCTTGCCGACTCCTGCGGCACGTCCTCCCACCGAGCTTGGTTGAGGTAGGTCGACCCCATTGGCACGTAACCGCGCCGCCAGCCGTCGTCGTGGGACTCCATCAACCGGACATGGCCGATCAGCTCGTCGCAGCGCCCGTCCAGCTTCCTACGCTTCCAGGTCCTCTCGGCCTCCTGCTTGCCCTTCTTGTTTGGGTAAGCAGCCCAGAAGTCGGCGAAGCGGCAGCGTGCGGCCAGCGGCTGCACACGCTCCGGCTTCTCCAAGGAATCAGGAATCAGTAAGGGGGAATCAGGAATCAGCCCGGCTTGTTCCGGAATTTCCGGGTCATGCCCGGTAATTTCCGGATCTTCTTCCGGAATGTCATGTTCCTGTATTGTCCAGCACTGTTCTGCGCCGGGAATCGCTGGGATTACAGACGCCGCTTCCTTCTTGTGTGGGTTCTGATGCTTCACGAAGTTTAGGATCTGGATGTAGCGCTTCCCATCAACCTCGTAGCGGACGATGAACCCAGCCAAAGCCAGAGACTGAAGGCCAGATTCAACGTCAACATTGTCGTATGGGAAGATCGCCGCCTTCAGACGCTTCGGACGATCCTCTAAACGCCCCTCCCTATCAGCCTCGCACCACAGGCCCTGGAACAGGATCCTGTACTCAAAGGCCAGATCGGCAAGGTCTTCGTTCTGGAAGAAGCCTGGCTTTATGTTGCGAGAACGGCTCATCTGAAGGGACTCCCCCGCAACATGCCGTGCTTCTCAAGCAGGGCACGGAAGTCAGCCACAAACTCGGTGTCCACTCCGCTCGTAAGCTGATCGGCCATCTCCATGAAGCCGGTCGCAGACACCAGGCTGAAGCCAACACTTGCGAGAAACCGGCCTGATTCGAACTGATATGGGGACTCATCGCGGAACTGTTTGGCGATGGCATGCATCACCGTGTCGTTCGTTTGCTCACTTACGTAGCCAGCCATGATCGCAAAGGCGTCTGTGGCGCTGGCCGGACCATCCACATGCAGCGCAGCCATCAGGTCGGCACGCATCTCCTTCTCCTGATGCTCAGCCTCATGGCACGGCTGACACAGCACTGAAAGCTCATGTTCTGGGTACTCCCATGGCATCCGACCTTTCACATAGCGCTTGTGATGCACTGAGAGCATCGTCTCGTCGTCATAGCAAAGCTCGCAGCACCAATTTGCCGCCTCCAGCTTTTTCAGCCGGATCTTCTGCCAGCGCGGATCACGCAACAGTTCCGAGTAGCTGGTCGACGATTTCATGGCCCTGGCGATGTGCTTCATTAGTGGCGGCTCCGCTGATGCTCCTCACAGCACTCCGAGCAGAACCGGAACACGACGCCATTGCTTGCCACGTGGCAGGGGTGTTCCTCGCATTCGGGGCATACCGGAGGCGCGGATACAGGGCGGTTAACGTGGGCCAGAATCGCCAGCTCACGCTCCTCGGTTTCGCGCTCACTGGCGCGGTCGAATTCATCAGCACTCACGCGACTTTCCTCATGGTGTGGGAGGCGATCTGCGCAATCCGGTCCACCTCTCGCGGAGTGCCGGTAGCGACGCGCAGTGCCATCTGGAGATCCCGGTACTGGCGCACGACGTTCCAGCCAGTAGCCGAGCAAAAGCGGGAGAGCATCTTTACGGTCATCGTTCGCTGCCCCTGCTTCATGAGGGTCAGGTAGACCTTGCTGATGCCCATGCGGGCGGCAATTTCGGCCTGCGTCAGGCCGCTGAGGACGATGCCAACCGCGATGGCGTCCTCCTCGGACTCACACATACGCACCGTCTTCTCGTCAGCCATCCGAGGCTGCGGGAGGCTTGATAGCACTGGGATTTCACGCTGGATTACGTCCGTTTTCATCCGTTCACTTCCGTTAACACAAGGGCTAAGGCGAAAAAGAAGGCCCGCCCCACAAGGGAACGAGCCGAGAGAGATGGATCAGTTACGCAGCACGGGCCTGCTCCTGCTTGGAGCGCTCCGCCAGGTCAACCAGCGCCCTACCCAGGGGGTAGTTCGGGACCATGTGCCCACGACGGATACGGTTGATGGTCGATTGGTCGACACCGACCAAAGACCCGATGGTCTTCTCAGTCAGGCCGGACTCTCGGAGCGATTCGATGGCAGTTGAAGGGTCCATGGGTATGGACTGTATGCCGTTTGGCATTCGGTTGCAATGCCGTACTGCATTTTATCCGACGAACGGTATGCAGGATCATTCGGGGATGCATAAAGAAGACTTGCTCCGAAGCAACATCCGCTACCTGATTGAAGACCGAAAGCTGACCGAGGCCGAGGTCGGAGAGCGCTCTGGCGTTCGGCAGTCGTGGTTGAATCGCTATATGCGCAGGCTGATAGTCAAGGCGAGTAGCGCGAAGATCTCCCAACTTGCTGATTTCTTTGGGATACCAGCAGGAGATCTAGTATGGAAAGATCTAACATCTCCGGAAACCAAAGATGCGTCTCAACCCGTGGGATCGGAACAGGAGATAGTCGAAGCCGCAGTGAGGCTGGTCAGGGAGCTAGAGGCAATGTCGCCGGAGCCCCTGCCCCAGGAGACCTACGGAGAGCGCCTGTATATCGCCATGAAGGTCATTCGCGATGAGGGCGCTGCAGGGATCTTGGACGAAACGGCGTTGATGCCAGCACTGCGCAGGTTCGCGGCGGAGCTTCGCAAGACGGGGTGAGACTATGACTATTAGTGACGAGCGGTTGAAGGAACTGGCTGCCGAAATGGCACAGGCAATGGGCATGAAGCCCAAGGAGCGCCGTGGCCCGACGCTCGTCCGTGGAGGCAAGGTCATTGCCTTCCAGCGAGCTGGACTGGACGGAACCACCCGGGACGTGATCTACAGCCGGATCCGTGACCTAGCGCGTATGTACTGGCTGGCCTGGCTGGTGCGCCAGGAGACGGGGCATGTCCGAGGGGTCATAGAGTGCCTTACCGACGACGAGCTGCTCGCCCTAAAGGAAAAGATGGAACGCGCCCGGGAATGCCGGGTCGAGGGGATTGGCTTCGATGAGGCTGGTCTGGTTAGAGCGCAGGAAATCTAAACGAACGGAGATCGACCGACATGTTGACTACCTTTGCTTTGGTGTTGGCCCTTGCTGCGCCAGCCACCCATCAGACTGAGCAGAAACATCCCCAGGGGTGGACGCTGGAGCGTAATGGAGATAGCGCATTGATACAGACGTACAGCGCGGAAGGCGCCCGCCTCATCTATGCCTGTGATTCTGTCGGCTGCGGCTGGGCCATCTTGCTTGCTCCCCACAGCTGCAACGTAGGCGCAGTGATCCCGATGAGAATCAATAGCTCCAAGGGTGCCGAGCCCATCGATGCGCGCTGCAAGATTGCTGACGATGAGCTGTCCTCCCTCGCCATCCAGGATCACGACAAAGCAACAAGGCTTATCTCCGGCGCGGAGCGTGCCACCTTTACCATTCCTCTCGCGGAGGGCGAGGGTGATCTAACCTTCACAACCAGCGGTTTCAATCCCGCAAGATCCAAGATGGGCGGGAAGTAGCAATGGGCATTCCCCGCAGACTTGGTGGCTGGGAACGAATTTTTGTGGTCGTCAGTGCAGCAACACTATTGACTGTCACAATGGTCCGTCTTAACGCGCTCCCTGGGCCAATTGAGGATGGGAGGCGCGTTTATGAATGCGATGCCTCCCTCACCGACCTAAGAGAACCGGTGCCCCCAACTGCGGCAGCGCAACTTGTCTATAGCCACACTTTCCAGGCAGATGTTAGCCCACGCTGCCTAGATGCCCTTACCCAACTTGCCGATGGTCGCAGGCAGGCTGCTGAATGGAGCGAGTGGAGAAAGGGAACATGGCAAGCCACCGTCTCAGCGATCATCTTCCTTTCTGCGCTCTATATGGCTGGCTGGACGGCGGGATGGGTCTGGCGAGGCTTCTCTTCGAAGAATGATGTATAGCCGACCCTGCTAGTAGGCAGAACTTCTACATACCGTTCGTCGGCCCGTGCATAATTTTATGCCGTTCGGCATTGCTATTGAATGCTGTTCCGAATATCGTTCTCCCAACGCCCCACCACAGCCCATCCCGGGCCGGGGCTTGGAGATCGAAGATGAGCCAGGAAGTCCTCACCGCATTCCACTTCGTCGCCGACACCCTCCGCGACGGTCGGCCAGTCCCGGCTGACGGCGAGCTGCTGGTGCACGACGGCAAGGTTGAGCTGTGTGCCCAGGGCCTGCATGCGAGCATCGATGCGTTTGATGCCCTGCAGTACGCGCCGGGAAACACCCTGTGCCTGGTCGAGCTGAGCGGGACCATCGTTCGCGGTGGCGACAAGGTGGCTGCCAGCGAGCGCCGGATCATCAAGCGCATTGACGCCGAGCCGCTGATGCGCGAGTTCGCACGCTGGTCTGCTCTGCAGGTCATCGAGCTGTGGGATGCGCCGGATGTGGTCCGCCAGTATCTGACCACGGGCGATGAGTCGCTCCGGGACGCCGCACGGGCCGCCGCACGGGACGCCGCACGGGCCGCCGCACGGGACGCCGCACGGGCCGCCGCATGTGCCGCCGCATGGGCCGCCGCACGGGACGCCGCATGGGCCGCCGCATGGGCCGCCGCACGGGACGCCGCATGTGCCGCACGGGCCGCCGCACGGGCCGCCGCATGGGACGCCGCACAGGCCGCCGCACGGGACGCCGCATGGGACGCCGCATGGGCCGCCCAGCGCGAACGTTTCAACAAGATGGTTCGAGGCGCCCTTGGCCTTCCCCTGGAAGGTGAGCTGATCGCTGATGGCAAGGCCGAGGGCTGAGCCATGACCCTCCACACCGCCAACGACATTGCCCGGAAGGCTCAGAAGAGCTGGGACGGCCTGCTGCCGGATGACTCCGAGCGCTGGGACGCGATCAACGACGTAGCCAACGAGTGCATCGAAGAGGAACGGGTCGGCGAGATGGTGCAGGCCCTGGTCGATGCGCTTCCGGCCCTGTCGAAGCTGTCACGAATCCCCGGCCTGAGCGCGCCCGAAGCGGTGAACGCGATGGCTCTGTTCAAGCTGGCCCTGAGTCTCGACAACAAGGTCGATGAGCAGGCCCGTCTCTTCCACGATCCGAGGTTCGCATGACTACGAGTGTTGATGTGCTTGAGGTTCTCAGAAGCCAGCTTTCGTGGATCGGCCCGTGCAGGCCAGACGGCGACGAGATTGACAGCGAGCGCTGGGACCGAATCGAAGCTGCCATTGCAGCCGCTGCCGACCTGATCGATGCGATAGAGACTGATCTTAGGGGCGAGAACTTCGATAGCTCGGACGAGAAATGGTCCGACTACTCGAAACGCCGCAGACGAGAACGAAACCGAGTTGCCAACGCCTTGGCTAGTGTCAAAGGAGCCTGAAATGGTCATCCAGTTCCCGGTACAGACCGACTTCCAGCTGCACATGTTGCAGAGCATCCGCGCCCACTGCGCTCGCAACGGGCTGGATCGCAGGAAAGCTGAGCGCGACTTCATGGCTGCTGGCTGCACGAAGCAGGCGCAGAACGCGCTGTGGGAGTCGACCCGTCAACACAACCTGGGCCACGGGCCGAAGGGGGCTGCGTGAAGCCCGATTGGAAGGATGCGCCGGAGTGGGCCAACTGGCTTGCTCAAGATTCAGACGGCTACTGGGTTTGGTACGAGGCACAGCCGACGTGGGTAGATGAGGTGGGTGAGTGGGATACACAAACCGGTCGGGTTCTGGTCCATTCCCGTCAGCCTCTACCTCAAGGATCAAGGGAACCCCGCCCATGACCCGCTTCCTCCGCTCCCCCTACGCCCCGCTGGCAGCAATGGCGCTGTCGCGGCCTACCTGCTGCTGAAACTCACCCTGATCGTTAATGGAGTTGTGTCGTGACCGAGTGGAATCACAAAGACGAATGGAAGCGAGCCGGAAGAAACTTCATGGTTGTGGTTTCGCGGCATAGCGAGCGAATGCTGGAAGAAGGCTCGGGCTACGACGCGGAAGGCCCGAACCGCTGGTGCATCTATGGGTACGTGTACCCGAAGCATCCAGACTTCGCCAAGTTCAATCCCGATCAGCCGATGTACGAGCAGCCTACGCCGCTTATGCACGGGGGCTGCACCTACTTCCGCGCTCACGCTAAGACCGATGGGACGGTTACGGCGATCCAGTTTGGTTGCGACTACCACCATCTTGGCGACTGGCATTTCACGCAGCTGGAAAGCAAGGAAGAGGCCTACGAGGTGTTCGCAGACGCTGCTGAACTGTTTGATTACCTGTCTGCCAGGGACGTGCAATGACCACTTTCGCCGACCTGGAATCCGACTTCGACCGCCTCTTCCGCGACATCCCGAAGCCCGATCCGCTGGGCGACGAGGTAGGCGCCGACGAGACGAACCATGGCCCTTGCGCACAGGGAGATTGCGATGAAGAGCGATGACAAGGTTCTGGCGATCCTTCTCACGGGGTTCTTCATGGGACTGATGGGATCGATGGTAGTTGGCTGGCCTGCAATCGTCTTCGCCGGCATTGCCATCTGCGCCATCGCAATGTCCAAGGAGAAAGCCTAACGCGTGCCCACTACCTGGTACTGGCTTCGTGCGGAGTGGTGATCGGCCTGCTGAGTTTTGGCGTGTGGTTCACGTACGTGGCTGGGCTGCACGGCCTCCTGATCCCGCTGGGCCTCGGCCTGATCTTCGCAGTGATCTTCACCCATGACGAGTGGTGCGAGGCAGTCAAGACGCACCGCGAGAAGTTCAAGCAGCCGCCGTTCACCACCGAGCGGGGCTGAGTTCTACGGAGGGAATGCGCTCGCTAAGCGCTGTGTCAGGGAGCGGTGAAGCGGCCACGTCGAGGCATCGATCACGGCGAAGGTGGCCCACCAATCAGGGCGCGCAACAGGCTTCACCCGGCAGCTGCAAGGCAGTTGGTCTGCGCCGGTTCGGTCCCGCATCACAGCAAGCCGGAGATCAGCACCGGCCCCTCCACCCAATCCCCTGCCCTGTCGCTCACAAGCGCTGGCACCTACATCGAGGCACACATGAACGCAGTAGTCGTCCAACAGGAAGAACGCCAGGTAGTGCCCTATCAGGCCGCGATCCAGAAGGCGAAGGACCGCTTTGCCAAGGTGGCGGCGTCCACGGTGAACTACGACCGCGAGTCGGTGTTTGCCATGCAGGCCATCATGAAGACCGACTTCGCGATGCAGACGGCGAACAAGAACCCGCAGTCGGTGCACATGGCGATGATCAACGTTGCCTCGACGGGGCTGACGCTGAATCCGGCCAACGGCTACGCCTACCTTGTTCCCCGTGACCGGGCCATCCACCTGGATATCAGCTACAAGGGCCTGATCAAGATCGCGACCGACACCGGTTCGATTGAGTGGGCGCGGGCGGATGTGGTCTACGAGAAGGACACCTTCGCCTATCACGGCCCCGCCGCCCTGCCGGAACACACCGCAAACCCGTTCAATACGGATCGCGGCGAGATCATCGGCGTCTACTGCATCGCCAAGACCCATGCGGGCGACATTCTGACCGAAGTCATGGACCGCGCCGAGATCGACAAGATTCGATCCAAGTCGATGGCGAAGTCCGGTCCGTGGGTCGATTGGTTCGTCCAGATGTGCAAGAAGGCCGTTATCAAGCGCGCCAGCAAGACGTGGCCGTACACCGAGCAGTCGGGGCGGATCGATCAGGCGATTGAAATCGCCAACACGTCCGAAGGCGGCTACGACCTGGAATCCGAGGAAGAGAAGCTGCACAAGCGCCGCCAGCAGCATGACGCTGCGCTGGGCCGTCACTTCAAGAGCGTGGAAGCCATCAAGGAAGCGCTGGCCGCTGACGAGCCTGACATGCACTCAGTCGCCGAGATGTGGAGCGAGATCCCGCAGGAGGATCAAATGGCCCTGTGGCTGGCTCCGACCAAGGGCGGTTACTTCACTACTGCTGAGCGCACCGCAATCAAGAACGGCGTACCGAAGGCCACCAACGAGACTGAGGAACAGCAATGAGCGACGTGAAATTCATCAGCGGCCTGACCTTCAAGGCGCCGCACGAGAAGGCCCCCAGCTACATCATGGCTCGCGGCTCGATCAAGCGCGAAGACCTGATCGCATGGCTCGGCACCGAACAGGGCGAGTGGATCAACTTCGACGTGAAGGTGTCACAGAACGGCAAGTGGTACGCCGCAGTGGACGAGTGGAAGCCGAACCAGGGCGGCAGCACCAGCTCCCGCCGAGGAGGTCAGGAGCAGCGCGAGCGGCCGCAGAGGGCTACGGACAATGCGCCGCGCGATGAGTTTGAGGACTCCGACATTCCATTCATCCGCATGCAGGGGGGCTGGTGATGGGAAGGATCAAACGCTACCACTGGAACGGCGACCAGTCTCGAACCGGGGAACTCGTCCTCCACTCCGACCACGAGGCAGAGGTAGCCCGCCTGCGCGCTGAGGTGGAGGGGCTGCGCCTTGTTGTCTCGCAAGTTACCGAATGCCTTTGCGACACGCTGCATGAACGCGGCGGTTGGGCCATTGAGGAAGTCATCGATATGGGCCGTGAAGCCGCAATGGGAGCATCCGCATGACCACCGACAACAAGACCCTGGCTGTCGATGTGCTGGCGGTGATTGATGATGTATCCCGAAATCATGATAACGGCTCCTTCAGTTTTGACGACCTCCGAGAAGCCCGTGCCGCAGTGGCCGATTTGATCGAAAGGGCCGAGAACCTGGTCGGCGCAATCCACGGTGTAGGCGCTGACTTCCGCAATGGCGTCACCGATGCGACCGGGACCATTGATGAGGGAGAAGTTTACGCATGGCGCGCAGTGGCAGAAATGGAAAAAATGATTGCCCGCGTCAAAGGAGAATCAGCATGAGCACTGACAAGACCCTGGCGGACGTGAAGCCCGGTGGGAGGGTGAGGCTGGGGGATCAGGCACTACGTGTGTTCTCTGCTGGCAGGTGGACTTATGACGGAACCGGCCAGTCCTTCAGCCATGAGGAAATGGATGCAGCTGCTTTCGTCGTCTACCGTGACGCCGCCCTCTCCGCCCAGCCCTCCCCGGGTGCAGCAGTGCCTGCTGGCTGGAAGCTCGTCCCTATTGAGCCGACCTGGAGCATGCGCAACGACGGGCGAGAGTTCCTGATCGACGGCATTGAGAAGGAGCCGGAGCGACTGGCCCATTTCCTGTGGAAGACCATGATCAACGCCGCACCGGAGGTGCCGTGATGGGACCGAGTACTGAATCGCTGGCTCTGGCCGACTTTCTGATTTCGAAGCTCGGGCTGCAGGTTGATCGGATCAGCCTTGCCTACGCGATCATGGATCACGTTGAGGTTGAGTATGCCGATGAACTTGCCCAGCCCTCCCCGGGTGGTCAGGACGGGCTGAACTACGAGCGCATGTTCGTAGACGCCTGCGCCGCACTGGCTGAGGTTTCGCGAGAACTGGGCTGCGATCCGGAACAGGGTGGCGCTGAGCCGATCCTTGCGGCCATCGCCGAGCTGCGAGAAGCCCTCGCCGCCCGCCAGCCGGTGGGGGAGCCGTTCGGATACTGCGCTGATTTTGACCCGGGCGCGCATGAGTTCTCCCACACGTTCTACTACCTTGCGCCGGGCGAGACAGTTCCAGCTGGATGCACCGCGTTCTACGCCGCCCCGCCCGCGCAGGCCGTGTGCAGCAACTGCAAGGGTGTGGGCGTCATCCCGTACACCTTCGGCCAGACCCCGGAGCAGTTTGAACAGGGCGAGTACCCGTGCCCGGAATGCACGCCCGCGCAGGCAGTGGACCTGGGGCAGTTCCGGGAGGCTGTCACGGAATGGCGTTCCAACTGGGCCAACTACGGCAGAACGATGACCTCGGCAGGCCGTGACACGTCTAAGGCGCGCCGGAACGTTGATGAAGCCGATCGTCTGCTGGCCCTGATCGACAGCCAGGTGGTGGGTAATGGCTAAGGGAATCGTTCGATACACCACCGGCGACGACGGCGAGCTGATGCGCGTGATGCCATCTGGACAGGTTTCGTTCTCCGATAGCCTCACGGACGCCATGCGTGACATGTACGAGCTGGATCGCGCTGGCTATCAGGTGCTGATCGACGGGGAGCCACTGATCCCGTCCACTGGCTTCATCGCACGCCTGCATCGGCTGGTTGATTGGCTGCTGGAAGCCCTGAAGCGAGGTCGCCATGACTGACGAACTTCTGGCCGCTGCAAGGGATTTCTATAACGCCACGGTGGCGGACCCGGCTGTGACCATCCGCTGTCAGTCATCGGCGTCTCGGGATTCCGTCACCGCCGCCGGTGAGCGCCTGCGGCTCGCACTGCTCGATCAGGGGTGTACCTCGGTCATAGCCGACCACCCGCAGTTCGTTGCGCCTGCCGCAGCTGGGACACGTGAAGTGCAGCCCGAAGCTGTCGATGGCAGCCTCGACTTGGCCGAACCCGGCGAACGTCTCGCGGCAGCGGATGCATTGGAGCATGGCTCCGGTATATGCCCCGAGCATGACGACGAGGTGACCACCCATGGCTGACCAGCTGCTCACCGCTGCAATGGAGGACCGCATGACCTGGAAGCCGATCAGCAGCGCGCCGAGGGATGGGACACCGATCCTGGCGTGCTATGCGCCTCACTACGTAACTAACGGGTTCCTGCCCGTGGCTGTGCAATGGCGGACCTATCACCCGAATGCTCGCGGAAATGAAGAATGGCGGGATTCGTCGGGTGCAAAGGTTCGTGCGATCACCCACTGGATGCCCCTCCCCGAACCGCCAAAGGAGACCGACGATGGACGTTGAACAGAGGGCGCGGGAGCTGCTGGCTGCGGAGTACGCAAAGGGACAGTTCCGTGCATACGCGGCAGAGATCCGAGACGGCACAACCGTTGCCTTTGATGAGGAGATCAGGGCAACCGTCGCCATCATCGCCGCCCTCACACCGCCCGAGGGCCATGTAGTCGTCGCCCGCAACGAGGCAGGCCAAGCCGTGGCAGTAACACGCCAGGACGATGAGGGCCGGATCCTTTCGGTGATCGCGGAGTTTCAGCATCACCCGAGTGTTCCCGTAGCGACACTGGCGGCTCTTGCCGATCGCTGGGCGTCCGAACGAGATTACACCGGCAGTCCTGTCGATGACATTCGGGCTCTGATCGATGAGCCGACCGCTGCTCGCCCGGAGGTGCCGGATGGGCGCGGCTGAGGACCTGAACCTAGCTGGCAGGGACTGGCTCACCGTCGAGGAGGCCGCCATCTATTGTGGCGTCTCAAGCAGGCAGTTCCGACGGAACGCCCTGAGATACGGACTCAAACCCCGGAAGTTCATGGGCAAACAACTTTACGAAAAGGCGGCGCTCTATGCCGCGATCCAAGGTGCAGAGGAATGGCAACGGTACGGCTCTACTGGCGAGGAAAGCGAGCCTACATCGACTGGGCGGAAGGCGGGTCCCGTTTCCGCAGGTCCATTGGCGAACTTGATGCCCGTGCGGCAGAGACCATACGTTCCCAGAAAGAAGCCGAACTGACTCACGGGGTCCGCATCATTGCGCGGCTTCCCCTGGTTCGGGACTACCTTGCTTGGTATCTGGACTGGTACAGGGCCGAGCATCCCACAACGATCAAACAGGCCAAGAGCGAGGTAAAGCGCTTCATCGAGAGATTCGGCCATCGGCCAATCGATTCGATCCGACCCGTAGAGATTGAGCAGTACAAGCGCTCACGCCTGCTAGATGACAAGGCGGCAAAGGAAACGGTTGGGAAGGAAATCCGACGACTGAAGGCAGCATTCAAGCGCGGTGTCGAATGGAAGGAGCTGGACGTTAACCCGCTGGATGCGGTTAAGGCTCCGAGAGGGGTGCGCAGCGTGGCGGTCAAGTTCTATGACCGTGAGGCGATGCGGAAGCTGTACCGGGCAAACCCCAGGCGGGCAGCGCTGTGGCTATTCATGGCGCACACGGGGCTGCGGCGCGGAGAGCTTATTGGCTTGGAGAAAGGGTCGGTCGTTGGAGGGCGCCTGTTGGTCGAAAGCACGCCTGATGAGAATGACCTAGGCCGGACCAAATCAGGGAAGTGGCGCGAAGTCCCGCTGAACCGCTATGCGAGATGGGCGCTACGTCACCTGCCCGACCCGCTGGTGACTGTCCACAAGGACACCATATCCGACTGGTTCCGGGCTGATGCCGACAAGGCTGGAGTCGGCGGCCATCTCCATCGACTGCGGCATACCTTCTGTGCCCACATGGTCATGGGCGGCGTTCCGCTGCGTCGGGTCCAGATCTTGGCGGGCCATGCTGACTATGCGACCACAGAGAAGTACTACGCTCATCTAACGCCAGAGGGAGATGACGGAGCTGTGCGCAAGCTCAGATTCTAA